CTACCCTAAACAAGTAGTGAGAGTTGCGCCGTGCTTTGCGTATTCTTTTTCTATCCTATCGACACCGGATAGGGTTTTGAAGGGCAGGCCTACCTTAATTGGGGGTAAATTGTAACAGCTGCCAAATAGCACTCCACACCATGTTGATATTCCATACACTATTCGAGTACTTGGTTAAGAAAGTACTGGATGGCAGTATCAGAAATATGGTGAATTACATAATGAAATGTGGGCGTGAGATTTACGTCAACTTCAAAGTGTGGTTCATCGGGCTAGATACGGCTAGATATGGTGATCTAGTTGACAAAACCATCCCGGTAATGATGGATATGGAAGATAGTATGAGGAAGGTGGAAGAACGACTAGACGAAATTTCGGATAAGTTGCTTTGCATGGAAGATTGTCTAGAGTTGAATGAGAGTGAGAACGCTTGGGTTAATGAGGAAGACAAGCGAAAACAACGGAAGAGTATAAAACAAGGGATGCGGGGTGATTTTGAAGCTGGACTTGAGGCAAAACTCAGGTTGAAACATTGGAATCCGGATGCAAATCGCATGAATGAAAATGCTGTGAACCACACTGCTAGATTGTTCTGTGAGGAATTTAATCTGTGCAGCAAAGATACATTTGCGTCTGTAATGAGAGTCGTCCCCCGCATATTCGTCCCCGATCAGTATTTGATGGATGCTCTTTCTATTATCTACAATAACAAGGCTCAACAACGTCGCATGAGGAGTGACGCTCTCCGAAAGACGGAGGCGTTGCCTTTTCAGAGCATGAAATAATGTGGCCCGGTTACTACGCAAGCGTATACTGTAGATACACCCCTTTTGGCGCTTGCGGGTTTTCGGGTCAGCCTTAGCCGGGAATCACGACCCAGGAAGTTGAAAGTTCTCACAGTACTTAGTGGTTTTTCCGCAGGACACCATGTAGGCGTCCATGCCAATAATCTTGTTAATAGTTTGGTTGCGTTACAGCGTAGGTTGAAGTTGGTTATGATAGATGGAGTTTTGCAGACACCACCAAAACCACAAAAACACGCTTTTAAGATGCAGGCTTTCCGTAACAAGTGGCTGTCATACGTAACAGATATTCGCATACACACCCCTGAAGAGATTGTTGATTTATACAAAGGACCCAAGAAGACGTTGTACAAAAAGGCACTCGTGGAATATTATGAGACTGGATGCTTGAAAAAGCATGCCAGGGTTAAGACATTTCTGAAAGCTGAGAAAACAGTGGTTAATTTAAAGAAAGATGTGCCTAGGTTGATACAACCACGTAGTAAGGTCTATAATATAGCGTTGGGGAGATACTTGCGCAAGAATGAAAAGATAATGCTGAGTGCTATAGATAAGGCGTTTGGTTATCGTACAGTCTTGAGTGGATTGGACAGTAACCAGACTGCAAATAGACTATGGTCGAATTGGAAGAGGTTCGAGCACCCAGTTGCATTCGGTATAGACGCGAGTAGGTTCGATCAGCATTGTTCGGTAGAAGCATTACAATGGGAACATTCCTTTTATCTTAATGCTTTTGGAAAGAAAGATAGAGAATTGCAACAACTGTTGGGCTGGCAGCTGAACAATGATGGAATGCTAATGACGGATGACAATTATTGCATAAAATACAAGCATTCTGGGGGTCGGATGAGTGGTGATGTGAATACCGGACTTGGGAACAAAATAATAATGTGTGGTCTTGTGTATGAATACTTATTGGAAATAAATAAACTACACAAGGCAAGATTGGCTAACAATGGTGACGACTGTGTTATATTTTGTAACAAGGCTGATGTGGAAGAAATTAGGGTAGGGCTCAAGAGCTGGTTTTTGACTAAGGGTTACACTATGACTGTGGAAGACACGTGTGACGTATTTGAGCAGATAGAATTTTGTCGCTCTAAACCAGTTTGGACTGTCAAGGGTTATAATATGGTTCGGATCCTTAACAGCATAACGAGAGATGCGGGCACATTGTTGAATGTTTCAAACCAGAAAAATATGGAGGCATATTTGACTGCAGTAGGGACATGTAATGGTGCCATAAACAATGGAGTGGCAGTGATGTCAACCATTGCAAAACGAATGCGTGAATTGGGAAACAACAATAGAACCATAGACTTGAAGAATTATTTTGACTTCAACATGTTGGAGCGCATGGGTAATAAAACCGAGATGGATGCCCCTATAACAGAAGAGGCACGGAATAGTTTTTATTATGCGTTTGGAGTTACGCCACAAATGCAGGTTGATTTGGAGGAATACTTTTCCGTCGTTACGAACGACGCAGGGCCCAGAGAAGTATATTCTTTCATACAACCATACTCGTACCTTACTCCAGCACATTTCGCGTGCTGATGCGCGAGCACTAACTACTAACACTGGCTTTTCTACTACCACTAGCAGTAGGAGCAGGAGCGCTTGGATTAGGCTCTTTAGGAGCTGATATCGCATTAACTAGTGGCACGAAATCCAAGAGTGCGCCAACGAAGCAATCTGGTGGGTTTGACAACACCTTACCACCACCGAAACCTAACGCTGTGGTGAATCCAAATATTAAGATGGGAAAACAACAACAATACACTGTACAGCTTCCAGATTCGTCTGATGTGTCTGGAGCGATTGAGCCGTATGTGCCTGCCGGGCAGCTGGCACTAACAGGGAACGATGCATTGACACCATACCAAATGGCCAGTATGCAGCAGGCTGTGGCAACCAAATCTGGTGCAACGGTAGCTGTTCCTCAACGGCCGTTAATGTTGTCCCAGCAGCGGGCAATAGATGCGGCATGCACAGCATTGGCTACTGTGATGCCACTGGGTACACAAAACGTTACGTATTTTGCTTGCCAATTTGCGGCAGATAAGCTGATTCAGGCTGGGCGTGCGGTCACGAAAGATAGTCTGTTATCTATTGTGAAATCCACACCATCCTTACTGCGGAAAGCTCGTGATTACATAAAGAAGTTTGGTGGTAAGAAGGCTGCCCGACGGAGTATAAATTCTTCTTATACTCAGCCACTTACTAACGCACAAAATCACGTTGTGTATGCCCAACCACCGCGTACAGTACTCCCGGTTATGTCAAATTTTGGATTCAAGCAAGGTCAAGTCATCAAAGGAAACATCGTGCCAGGTGCCATCGTCCACACCCCACAAGGACTTAAGAAAATACTATCTGTCTCGAAAAATAAAATGTCTCGTAAGAAACTCGGACGTGCGACGGTCTCGGCACCGGTTGCGCGATCAAAGCGAGTCACCAGTGGTCCACCGCGTATCCTCAAGAAAGGACGGGGATTGACTATCGCTCATTCTGAAATGATAGGCGTCATAGCTTCTGCTGCCGCAGGTGGCACTTTTAAGTGCGACTCCTTCATTAATAATCCCGGTAGGTTTGCGACCTACCCTTGGTTGTCTTCAATTGCTGGTAATTTTGATAAGTATATACTTAGGAAATGTGTGATCAACTTCATATCTAATCAGCCCACAAGCACCGCCGGAAGGGTAGGATTGGGTATTGATTATGACTCAACTGATCCACCTCCAGCAGACCGCAATGAGTTTTTCGCGCTCACACACCATGCGGAAGGGGCACCTTGGGATAGTATATCACTCAACATCCCTCTTGATAATAAAGAGAGGTTTGTTAATTCCCATACCCTTAATGACTCGAAACTAATTGACTGTGGACAATTATTATTTATGTCAGATCAGATTGCTAATGGTGGGGTGATATTGGGTGATATCACGATCGATTATGTGGTCGAATTGTTACAACCACAACAGGCGATATATACCACCCAGTCATATTCTATTGACTCATTGGGGTCTGTGACTACCGCAAAGGACTTTTCTGTGACCGGACCATTGGTCGCCCCTCTGACGGCCAGTTCTGCTAATTCTTCCACCACCACAATGGAAGTTAGCTGCCCACAAGGGTATTATTTGGTGTCGGCCGAATTACGAGATGCGTCTGCTGCTACAGACACGTTATCGATTACAGTACATGACGCTGAGATAGCTCGGGGTGAAGGTTTTGGAAACACAACTGAACATGTAGTGATATCCATATTCAAGTTCCTCAAACCTGGCACCATTAAGATTACATTAGCGAATGCTATCTGGAATGGTATAGATGCGATGAGGGTCACATTTACGCGCATTCCCGCAGTAGTGTTTGAGAAATCATGGGGAGTTAGTTCCCATAATCTAACCACTTATTAAAACACAATAAAAAGGAGAGAAGATATTCCCAAGCCAGATTCGGAAAGTAAGCGTTTCTGGTTCTACAAGGCCGCCCCCAGTTTAGCCCTGGGATCAGCGGAATGTAGCCTGTGGGCACAAGGCATAGTCCATGTACTGTGAACCCGACAGTACACCTTACTTGTGTGCCATGGGATCTTCATGGTCATAGATGACCGGTGGGAGTAGAAAACCCACCTTAATAAAACAGGGATTATATGGTTGCCGG